CACCAAGTGATACTCGATGAGACATTGGCACTACTTCTGGAATAAGAATACCAGCTTCCCAAGCAGCTTCTCTATTTTTTAGGAGTTCAACAAATGTGCCGTATTCCTCTGGGTCTGAAAGACTTAACCCAGATTGCCACGCAAAACCAAGAGCTTTTTCGATCTGGTGTACAGGTACATCCAAATGCGACATTGCTTTCCACCACCAGCTATCGTTATCAAAATCACTTTCCGATCTTGACCATTGCGCAGCCACTCCCATTGCAATTCCAGCAGTACCAGCAACTACGCCACCGATTGGACCAAGCGTTACTAGACCCAAAGCTCCCATACCTACACCTGATAAGACAACCGATGCTGCTTTACCAACTGTACTGCCCATTGCTGCTGCATAGGCTTGCCTTAAAGTATCTTGTTGCCAGGGCAATTTATCAGGATCAGGCTGCAGTAAAGGTAATCCAAACGCTACACCACGTTGATCCTCAGGCAGACTTTCTAATAATTGCTCGATTGTTTGTGGAGGTGGTAATTGTCCATCCTCTCCTAAAAAGCGTAATACATCTCCAATCGAGGACTGTGGTCCTGGAGTCTTTGTTACGGTAAACTCAGGGGGTTTATCATCACTACGTTCCCATTCACGTTGTTGCCGTTCCGCTTCTACGTCTGGACTCGGCCAACCGCCTTCTCTACCTTTTTTCGCTTGTTCGGCTTTGGATTCCGCAACTATTTTTGGAATATCAGGCTTGTAAACCGCTTTAGATAGGTTTGAACTAGACCGCTCACGCCACGCATCTACTACAGATGCACTAACTTTACGATTAGTACCCTTATAAACCAATACGCCTGCATCTCGTATATCATCATCAAGGAAGGCAATATTGCCACCTTTGATCTCATATGCTGTTTTACCGTCAGCACGAGTTATTTTTTTTGGAGATTTAGGCTTGTACTCTTTTAGTATTTGTGCTGCTTCATCTTTGTCAGTTGTACGTGGCATAAGTCACTCTTATATGCGCCATTGCACCATTCCATAAGCCCAAGGATCTATACGCTGTTCGTAACCTCGATTACCATAAGTTATGTTGTACACATTACCGCCATAATTACCATATCCACCTGAGCCATAGCCACCCCAATCCCAACCACCGCCACCGCCATCGCCAGCACCGCCACCTCCTGGTCGTGTTGTAGTAGTAATAGTTGTAGGTACTACTACTGTTGAATCTGTATCGTCCTTTGTATCGTCCTTTGTATCCTCTTTATCATCTGGAATAATTATTTCAAAACCTATATCGTCTGGTGTCAAGCCATGTTCAGTTTCTTTATAAAACTTTTCTAACGAACGCATGATTGACGTATCGTTAGCTTCTACTATACCCATATCTTGCCGATTACGTATTTGTTCCCACTTATCTGCAGCAGCATCGGCTAAATTGTTGCGATAATAACTTTCGGCAGGATCACTTGCTCTATCCGCTACTGAATTCCAAAAATCTATACTATCTGTAGCTGGTTGCATTCTAGACTCTGGAGTATCGTCTTTTGAGTACCAGATCGTAGTGTGTGTAGCAGGATAATTTCCGTATTTATCTGTGACCGTACCATCTGGTAATTGCCACATATTCTCTACCTCAACACCAGCATGTTGTGTTTGGCGAATGTAACCCCCTGTTGGTAATCTCTGACTGGTAGTCTGGAATTTGCGATCAGCATCTGCAGCCTGAACACCTTGCATAGCAATATTCCTGCCTACGACTGAACCACGATCATCACCATACTGCTGATACTTTAATTGCCTTGAATCATAATGTACTGCCTGAGTACGTGTATGGTAGTCACGAGCAGCAGCAGCTATGACTGCATTTGCCTCCGCATCACGTTGTGCTTTAACTTGGGCTACTTCTTGTTGTGCTATTGTTTGTGCAACTCTCTCTTGTTGTGATACAGTAAAAGCACCACTGTCCGCTACGTGTCTAGGGGGTTGATAGCGAATATCTGTTGTAGGGAGGAGGTGAACGATCGGATCAAATGTTGGCATAACCTCATGCGGAGGAGGTGAACGAGGTGGTACATATGTAGATGTTTTAGGAATTATTTTTTTAGGTTTTAATTTTGTTTCTGATTTTGGTTTTGATATATTTCTTGTATTGGTTGATTCACCTGCAAATCTAGCAATAAACATATCTGGACTATATGTTTTCTTTGGAGTAGTATATCTAGAACTACCAACATATTGTTTTCTATTTTTTTGCGCTTTATGGCGTGGTGTATGGGTCATCGTTCTCGTCCTGTAGTGGTGGTACTGCAGCTTCTGGTTGTTCCAAAGCCATAGCAGCCATGAGTTCTGCGCTTAAAAACCTTTCCTCCCAATCCACGAACGCATTATCTACACGTCTTTGTGCATCTAAGATAGCCTCATCTATCAGTAAACTATTATGTGGCATTAAACGTATTTACTTAATATTTGCGCTAGTGCCTGTGCCATTGGATCGCCAGGTTCTAAACCTTCTAATAGCTGGCTTAGTTCCATAATAAGTTGGTTGGGATCAGCACCCATTCCCTGTTCAGGTGGAGCTTGATCCATGTATGCACCTGGTGGCGCACCTGGTGGCATAGCCTGTCCTTGATAGGCTGCAGCATATGCTTGATCAGGAGGCATACCTTGTGCTTCTAATTGGGCTACCTGTTGTGGTGGCATAATAGTTCTCCTATAGTTACCTTAACTATACTATACTATGATTAATAGTATTGATATATTCCCTACCTGAACGTAAATTCAGGTTCTCTACGAATGCTATTATAGCGTCTTTCCCATATCGTTCAACAAATTTAGGTGCTAAACGCTCACGCATAGCTTTAGTCTGTCCATGTTCCATATGGCATTGATGATGTAAGATCGCAGAATTATATTTAGAGAATATACGTTTATCTTTTGGCAAGTTACTCCGTTTTATTAACCATTCGTGCATATCAGCATCGTCATATATCGTACCACCACACCAATCACAAACACCACGTTCCTCGATCAGTTGTTGCTTTAGTTGCATTCTAGTCTTAGCCATCGTGATCTGAAGGTTCGTCTAGCTCCTCTATCAGTTCACTGCCACATTCCTCACATTGTGTATAGCCTGTATAGTGCCCATTTGATACATGATCCAGAGTGATATGTTTGTCACTCTTGGGAATATTGAATATATACTCATCACTCATTAGACTCTGGTCAGTATTACCGCATTGTGTGCATTTGTATTCTTTCTTAGCCATCGTAATCTGAAGGTTCGTCTGTATTATGGACGTGCCACTCTAGATCCTCTATCTCAAACTCCTCATCCTCTAAAACTGGTAATGCTTCTAATACTTTATGCAGAGCTTCGTCAGCCGTTTTAGCAGATACTTTCATATTGCACTTTTCACGCCAACTAACTATGTACCACACTCTTAGTCACCTTCAGTATCTGCTATGATTTCGTCTATACTGATATTGCCAAGTCCTAATTCCTCTAATTCACCATCTCCAATATATATATGTGGAAATGCTTCCTCGAAAGAATCCTCCATCCAATAATCGGTTTTTCCTCCACTTGGAAATCTTTCGTAATATATTTTTGTTGCCATAATAAGCCTCCTTATTTTTTAGCTCTCTTCTGGTTTCTCTATCTTCATCTTCATCTTTATCTTTATCTTTATCTTTATCTTTATCTTTATCTTTATCTTTATCTTTATCTGTGTCACGAGTCGTGACACATAACGTGACAGGGTTTAGGTACGTTATCCTCCCATACCAGGAATAGGTTCGGCAGGGGCTGGTATACCTTGTTCATAAACTCCAGCAGCAGCTGGGGATTGTCCTCCCATCGCTGGATCAAAACCCTGTCCACCAACTGCTTGTTCAGCAGCAGCTGGTTGTTCAGGTGGTGCTGGTTGCCCTTCACCCTGCATTTGTTGTATCAGTTCTTGTTGCATCTGCATCCGTTGTGCTTTCATTGCTTCAATAGCCATAGTTTGTTCGAACAACTTCTGTTGCGCTGCTAGTGCTGACCATTGTTCCTCCCAAACCTCTTTGTCCATATCCTCTGATCGTCCAATATTCAAGAAGTTCTCTCTCGCCCAACGTGTACTAGCTAGTGGTGCATCACCTTCACTTACCATTCTGGCTATATTAGCCATCTGTAATTTATCTATTGGTAATTGTGGTTCAAGTTCTACTTGCAACTGGATCGCATCTGGTATTATAGCAGGATCTATTTCAAAGGCAGCGCCTGCATTCTTGTCATATATCTTAGTTTTCTTACCATCTTTCTTAAACCACATCAATGCACAAGTAACTGCGTCAGAAATAGCCCATGCACCCATCTCTTTTACTCCCACTAATGGTAATCGGCCTTGTTGTGCCAACAGTGATATAGCTTGAAATGGTAGTGCGTGTTCAGGTGGTTCTCCTAAAGCCTGTCTAGTGATCGTACTTTCAGACATTTTTGCTTCTGTCATGCCCATTACCTGCGATAAACTAGCATCTAGCACATTCTTTGGTAGTGGATATACCCTTTCACCCGAATCAATGGTCGCTGTACCACCTGGTTCACTATAATTTATGTCTAATTGTTTACCAGGCTCATTAGCTTCATAGACATTTACTGGCATAGATCCCATCGCATACGCCAAAGAATAGGCTAACGTCATAGATAAGTTGCTCCGCTCTATCAATCCTGACTTCCAGGCTGTATATAAGAACGGCATTCTCCGCTCCTCTGGCTTAGTGAACATGGTTGTACCGTCTGTGACCTGGGCAATGATCGGTATGAAGCCTAGATCATGCTCTACGTGCAATATAGGGGTATCTGACTGCTCGATCCACACTATCCGTTGTCCATAATCCCAATAATCATATAAAGTAACTTCCTCCCAAGCCTCGTGGTCGCCTGGAATGATTTCCTCAGCCAGTGATCCCCATGTACCAATTAGATCTTTTATTCTTATTTGCTCTCGACTCACATAACTATTCATGCCATATTGGTCATACTCTGGATAACCAAATGTTGGATCTAATGTACGAAATAAATATGGTGTTCTATCAGCTATTTTTTTCATTCGAGCTGCTGAGCCACGCTTGTCGCCTTGTTTAGCATACTCTACTAAATCAGTAGTCTTTACGATTGCCATATGAATATCACCATACAACAATCCTGATAATACTGCATCGAAATGGCATGGTCGTCCTAGTACCCTACCTGATTGCCCCCACATTGCTGCTGCTACTTTCTCTACGTTTTCCGATACACCTTCTGAGCCTGCTTCGTTCTGGTCACGTGCTACGGCAAATAGTGGGTCGG